AAACCCAATAGTGGGTCAAGCCTCAAAGATTCCGTCACAAGATTAGAAACTAAGGTAGAGATTCTCTATCAGATGATGCTACAAAAGGGGAAGAATGAATGAAGAAACTTGTAAAGCAAGCCACACCTGCCGCTATTGCTGTCCTTCGACAAGCCACAGCGATCAAGCCTTCCCGCAAGAAAGCCTCGGATGGTTTACTACCATCAGCAGCTCACATCAATCAGAATCCTGATTCAGACCACAACACAGGTTACGCAGTAGATCTAACACACGATCCTGTTAATGGAATTGATTGCGTTGATATCTTTGAGAAGCTAAAAGAAGACAAGAGAGTTAAGTACCTGATATTCCAGGGAAAGATCTGGTCCAGAGAAAAGGCTAAGCAAGGCAATAGAATTTATACTGGCAGCAACAAGCACACTAAGCATTTACATATCTCTATCAATGATGGTATGGGTAATGACACCAGCCCTTGGTTCTGGTGGATGAATCAACCAAAGGTTGTCAATCAGATCATTGCCAATATAAAACCAGTACCAGTCAAGAAGGCATATAAGACCGAAGTTTGTACCTGTTGCAAATTGCACGGTGCAAAGTCCTAACCCCATAGGAGGAAACTATGAACGCAACAACAAAAGCAGTACTCGCATCATATCTTCGTGCAGCAGTAGCATCCGTGCTAGCTCTGTACTTAGCAGGCGTAACCGATCCAAAGGCACTAGCGATGGCTGGAGTATCTGCAGTAGCAGGTCCAGTATTGAAGTGGCTTGACCCTAAGTCAACAGACTTTGGTCGCGGCTCTGAATAAGAAGTAACTGCGAGGCAAAGAGGCTCACCCCGAAAGGGGTGGGCTTCTTTTTTTATGCCATTTTACGGAGCATCAACTGGACAAGGAACTGTCACTAGATTGCCACAGTTAACACAGGTAGCATCAAGGAAGTACCAGACAATCTCATATTCTTCAAAGGTACACATCACGTTAAAAACCTGCGACCCACAAGTACATACGTGGATGGGTCCTAAACCCCGCAAATCGGCCCCGAAGGGCTTAGGAAGGGTATGTTTAGACCATAGTCTAGGCAGGGTGAGTAGACGGAACCACACAGACGGACGGCTAGGAGCTTCGCTCCCTGCTTCAGTAATTCGCCTCACGGCTCATATGGTAGCCATAGTTGGTGTCGCTAACGCGACGACACGCCGTTAGGTGTAGCCTTGCCCAATGACCACAATCGTTGGAGTAGAAGGAATTGACTACGCTGTTCTAGTAGCTGATAGCCAGATCACAGAAGATAACTTAGTCACTCTTGCTACCTCAACTCCAAAGATTATTGAGGTGGGTAAGTATCTCATTGGAATCTCAGGTGATACTAGACCAGGAGATATCCTTGCCTATAACTGGAAGCCTCCACTCTATCGAGGTGAGGACCCAGCGCAATTTATGGGTAAGAAGATTATCCCAAGTATCAATGAAGCGTTTAGCGATAACAACTACGACTATAACAAGGTGGACAAAGATGGTGGCTTCGATTATCTCATTGCTTTTAACGGCAATATCTTTCGTATTGCTTGTGATCTCTCTTTTTTCCAAAGCAATCACGGAACGTATGGCATTGGTTCTGGTGGTCAGCTTGCTCTTGGCTATCTGTATTCAGCTATCAAGCCTGATTTGGACCTAGCCTACGCAAAGAGACACGCCCGTAAAGCCGTTGAGATCGCTTCGGTTCTTGACGCTAATACAGGTAAGCCTTTACAGTTGGTGGTACAGGAGAGGATGTAATTATGGAAAAGAAGATAGGTAAATTCTGGTTTTACTGGGGACGCAATAGTGGTATCAGTTTAGGTTTTGATATTGATAAGTACCACGTAACTTTTAATTTATTATTCTGGTATGCAGGGTTTGAGTTCTAATGCAAATGACAGATGAGTACGCTGCTAAATACTTTCATAGGATGGGCTGGCAGTCAGCACAACTGACACATTCATTTAATCCGATGGCAATGCGAGAAGTAATTGCACAAGAACTTGAAGAAGTAAGAGAACGATGCTTAGATCTTGCTAAAGATAAAGACTCAGAATATTACAATTTCTATAATGGCTATTGCAATGCTTTATTCCTTGCAATTATGATAACAAGGGGCAAGAATGCTCACTGATCTTATTAAAGCAATACAAGATGCTGCCTATCACATACCTCAAGATGAATTCAAAGAGATTGAAACTGGTAAGCCTTCTGCTTACATACGAGGAATTACTAATGGTCGCAATCAAGCAATTGAAATAATTAGGGAGTTAGGATGAAAGCAGATAGGAAGTTAGAGTATATATTTGCTGATATGTTTTGGCGCTGTGAAGACTGCAACAATATGTACTCAATAGATGTCAAGATATGTTCTAACGAACTCATTGATTCTTGGGTAATGATGGGTGTAATTTCAAAAGAAGAGATTAAGGAGATGGGCCATAATTACTGATCCTAAAGAACTACTACTCACTGCACTACGTGCAGGTGATGCGAAGCGTTCACGATCTACACAGGTGCAAATTGGTCCATCAGAGTTAGGTGGCTGTCGTCGCAAGGTCTGGTACAGACTTAACGATCAACCAGAGACTAACGACAATGAGATGAAGCTTGCTGCAATTATGGGTACTGCTATCCACGCTGCTATCGAAGAAGCGTTATCAGATAACAAAGATGTTCTTATTGAAACTGCAGTTGAGTACAATGGAATGAAAGCACACATTGACTGTTACGTACCAGGCACTGGCGATGTGATTGATTGGAAGACTAGCAAGGTAAAGAACCTTTTATACTTCCCATCAACACAACAGCGTTGGCAAGTACAGACCTACGGTTATCTACTGGCTAAGAATGGTCACAATGTAAAGCGTGTATCTTTAGTTGCTATAGCACGTGATGGTGATGAGCGAGATGTCAAGGTACACACAGAAGATTACAACGAAGCGATGGCGTTAGAAGCATTGTCTTGGTTGGAAGCTATCAAGGCATCAGAGGTAGCACCAGAGCCAGAGCGAGAAGAAAACTACTGCAAGTTCTATTGCAAGTTCTATGACGCAAGTGGGCAGTTAGGATGCGTTGGTCTAAAAAAAGAACGTATCGCTAGTGAAGAGGTGTTAATCCAAGACAAGGATGCCTCAACCAATGCGATGAAATACTTACAGTTAGACGAGAAGATCAAAGAGTTGACAAAGGAAAAAGATTCACTAAAGTCTGCTCTTGAAGGTATTGCTGGAGTTACAGATACAGGTATCCAAGTTCGTTGGAACAAGATAGCTGGACCTACATCAGTAGACAAAGATGAAGTACTTGCTAAACTTGGCTTTGTACCAACTAAGCAAGGTGCAGATTCATTACGGTTAACAATCAAACAATCTGGAGGAAAGTAAATGGCTGCAAACGAAAACACAAAGTTCCAAGTTAACTTCAAGACAAGTAGCGGAACCCTTATCAATCTATACGCAACTGACATCAAGGAATTAGAGACAGGTCTTACTGACCTATCAATGGTTTCATCTCTCATCAAGACTACTGATAAAGAACTTAATGGTGGACGACCATCAGTACCAGAACCAACTGCTGAATCAGTAGCACAATCTTTCAATGCAACACCTGTTGCTGCACCTACCGTCGTTGAAGGTCAAGCACCAAGCTGTAAACACGGTGTAATGAGTTTCCGTACAGGTACTTCTGCTCGTGGCCCTTGGAAGGGCTGGATGTGTGCTGCACCAAAGGGTGCAGTAGATAAGTGCGCAACTATCTGGGCATAGCAGATGCGGGAACCGCACGAGTTTGAGGTTCCTTTATGTGCTCAAGTAGGTGGCGATCTCTTCTTTCCTGACAAGGAAAACGAAGGCAAAATGGTTCGCCTAAGTATTGCATCAGCTAAATCAATCTGTCGTGGTTGCCAGCACATTACTGAGTGTGCTGAGTGGGGTATTCGTAAAGAACGCCACGGTATCTGGGGTGGACTCACCGATGGTGATAGACGAAAGATACGCAGGGCAAGACACATAATTTTGAATGAGGAGAATAGTGCTTAAACTTTCCCGCGCTTGGAGTGGAGTGACCACAAAGGCCACGCCACTACCTGATGTGTGGAAGAACTTAGTTAAGCAATCTATAAAGTTTCGTCGCGGTCAAGTCTGTATGGTAGCTGCAGCACCTAATGCTGGTAAGTCAATGTTCGCATTGATCTATGCAATCAAAGCAAATGTGCCTACGCTTTTCTTCTCTGCCGATACTGATACCGCAACTGTAATGATCCGTGCTGCTGCACACCTATCGGGCCACAGTCAGGTTACTGTGGAACACAACATAGAGAAGCAACAAAATTACTACGCACCACACTTGGTTAAGACATCACACATTCAATGGGTCTTTGACTCCAGTCCGTCTCTTGATGATATTGAGATGGAGATAAAGGCCTACGTTGAACTCTATGGAATAGCTCCAGAGCTAATCGTCATAGACAACCTAATGAATGTGGCTGCTGAAACAGACAATGAGTGGGCAGGGCTACGTGCAATTATGATGGAGTTGCACGATATGGCACGTAAGACAGAGGCTTGCGTCTTAGTACTCCATCACGTCAGCGAACAAAGCGAGTATGGTTCTCCTATGATGCCTCCACCTAGAAGAGCCATTCACGGAAAGGTAAGTCAATTACCTGCTTTGATACTGACATTAGGTTATGATCCGTCACAAGGTTTACTGCGGATGGCTTCGGTCAAGAACCGATTTGGTCCACACTATGCTGATGCTTCTCAATGGGCATCACTATTCGTAGACTTTGCATCTTGTCAGATTGGTGATGATGATGCACAAGGTAGAGCTTACCTTCGTAGTGCAGGAGAGGAAAGTACATATGGCCAACTCTAATGGACGTAAGGGATCGAAGTTTGAAACCGATGTTCTCAAGTGGCTACGACAAATGGGAGTTCTTGCTGAACGCTTGACTAAAGCTGGCAGTAAGGATGAAGGGGATATGGTTGCGATTATTGCGGGAAAAACCTATATCCTTGAACTCAAGAACAGGCAGACCCTTTCCCTGCCTGAATTCTGGAGAGAAGCAGAAGTTGAGGCGCTTAACTACGCCAATGCACGTGGTCTTGGGGAAGTTCCATTGCATTATGTTGTAGTTAAGCGTCGCAACTCTGGTATAGAAAATGCTTGGGTAATACAAGACCTGACACAATGGTTGAAGGATAAGCAATGAGAGATAGTGAACCTGATTACGAAACCTTTGAAGAATGGATGATCCATTATATGAAGGTGATTGCAACAGAACTAACAAAGATTCGCAAAGAAATTAACTACGCAAATACAAAGGAGAAACAGTAATGCCAGTACCAGGTGGAGAAATAACAACAACAGAGATCCTTATACCAGCAGCGCAGGTAGAGGCAGCACTAGAAGCAGCTCTTGCTGCAGAAGAAACAGAAGATGATTTGCCAGAACTGTCATAAGGCAGGAGAAGAGAATACTCTTACTCATTACAAGCGTTCATCTCATTGGCACGATAAGTGTGACGATAAGGGGTGTGTATGCCAGCACAAGACTGGTCCAGGACACGTAAAGCGAGCAGGGGTAAAGGTAGAGTTAGTGCAGACTCAATCCCCGTAGGATTAATTGTTGCTCACTATGGCGGTGAGGTAAGAGAAGGTAGATCAGCTTCCGTACGCTGTTGCATTCACAAGGACAGCAGACGTAGTGCTGTTATGAACACGTACGAGAACCTGTACTACTGTCATACCTGCGGTAAGGGTGGCAGCTCGGTAGATATTGTTATGGAAATAGAGAATTTGGAGTTCAAAGATGCCCTCAATCGTGCAATCGAAATCACTGCTGGAAGCGGCCAATCATTACAGCCAGGTGATAAACGAGGAAGCTCTAAACTATCTAGAAGGACGTGGAATATCTGATGCTGTTGCCCAACAGTATTCGTTGGGTGTTGTAACAGATCCTATCAACGGTCACGAGATGCACAGAGGGTGGCTATCTATCCCTTACATCACAGCTACTGGGTTGTGTGTTGGCTATAAGTTCAGACGATTAGATGATGGCAAACCCAAGTATGGATCCCCATTGGGACAGAAGGCACATCTCTATAACGTTGGTGATATAACTATTGACTCATCATACATAGCAGTATGTGAAGGTGAACTAGATACTGTTATCTTGTCAGGTGTTGTTGGCATACCAGCAGTAGGTGTACCTGGGGTACAAGCTTGGAAGCCACACTTTGTTAAGCTGTTTGCAGGTTATGACAGGGTGTTTGTCATTGGAGATAACGATATTAAAGAGGATGGCACTAACCCAGGAGCTGAGTTCTCCAAGCGTGTCGCACAGGAGATATCAAACAGCACAATAGTAACATTGCCTCCATCAATGGACATCAATGACTTCTATCTGGCCAATGGCGCAGATGCTACGAAGGCTTTGCTACTAGGTGAGAAGGATGAGTAGAGACGAATGGCTACAGATGGTACAGATTTTGCAGCATATGGGCTTCCAGATCCTGGAGATCAATATGGAAACAGAGACTATACTCCTTCGGCCTACGCCGACAAGGTAAATGAAGCTTTCATCGCTGATGTCTGGCGTATTATGGATCAAGCTGGCAACCTACTGGTGCGTAAGCATCACGACTACGGCCCAAAGAACATTGCTCACTCACCAGGGGGACCACTTAATGGTTTGCGTGTACGTATGTGGGACAAGATAGCTCGTATCAATAACCTACTTGACTCTGGCGTTCAGCCTAGTAATGAGTCATTGCGTGATAGCTTTGTAGATCTATTAAACTATTCTGCTATTGCAATGATGGTACTAGATGGCGTATGGCCAGAGGTAGAAGAACCTGATTGTGACTGAGCTACATAAATCTATCTACGACATAGCACCTAGCGTTGCTAGTGCAATAGCCCGTCGCTTTCGTGGCTACGTAGAACGAGATGATGTATTACAAGAGTGCCTTGCTTGGGCATTAACACGTGGTAAACAGTTCGACGAGACGCTTAATGAACCTAACCCAGTCCAGCGTGTTATCAATGAGAAGCGTATTGCTTGGCAGATGAAGCGTATGGCTGAGCGTTATGCTCGCAAGGAGAAGGCCGCTAAGTCTGGCTATCGAACAGGTGATGAAGCCTTCTATGATACAGCTATGATCGCACAGGTTCTGCCTCACGTGATTGCATCCATTGTAGATAACACGGTACTAGAACAAGCACAAAACATTATCAATGATGGTTCACCTAAGAAGCCTAGCGTCCCAGCAGAAGGTGGCAACCTGCTTGCTACCTTGATTGATGTCAAGCGTTCATACTTAAAGCTTGAAGTAGAAGACCAGACCGTACTTCGCTTGCGCTACCACGAAGGACAGACCTTGCAACAAGTAGCACACCTCTTAGAGTGTGCAGTATCTACCGCAGATCGTAGATGTACCAGCGCATTACGCAAGGTGCAGAATGGTTTAGGTGGTGACAACCCTTGGCAATGAAAGAGATTGAGCTATTCTTATTCTTGTTAGATAACAAGTACCCAGATCTACAGAAGTCAGAGGGTGTCTATGACTCCTTCGATTGTATTAGTCGGGACTCTGCTGCATACATAGAGTTGAAGTGTCGTCACACTCACTATCCCACGCTACTGATTGAAGAGTTCAAGTATCGAAAGCTTATTACCCAGGCAGCAGAACGGGATCTGACTCCCTTCTATATCAATTCGACTCCAGAGGGAGTCTTTTCTTTTGACCTAATGGAAGTGGCAGAACCCGAATGGTTTACCCATAGAATGCCAGCTACTACTGAGTTTGCACGTAACAATAAGGTTGATAAGTTAGTAGGTTATCTACCTATAGAAGAGGCGGTACAGCTCTGATGCAGTACGACTATCGTTGCCCTGATTGCAATGGGGAGATAACTATTGAGCGCAGTATCCACGAAGACCCACGTGATCCTTCTTGCTTTGTGTGCCACATAACTATGGTGCGTAAGTGGGATACACCTGCCATTACCTTCAAGGGTAAAGGATTCTATAGTACTGGTGGATAAACAAAGAACCCCACTACGGAAGGGTGTAGTGAGGTTCTCTGGGCCACGAGAAGTAAGGCTTGGTTTATATCTTATCAGTACCATCCACGTCTGTCGCTATGTTGGAGAGCGCGACACGCACTCCCTCCGTAGCGGTGACCAAGGTATCGTAAGCCGTGAAGGATTTGTAATTCAGGTTCTCTACTACGCTCTCTAAGGAGTTGAGCAATTCCGAAAGCTGTTGAAGCTGGTTCTCCCTTAGAGTTCTTTGGGAAACCGAGGTGGTCAAACCTGCTTTCACGGGTCCATAGGGTGATAAGGCACGTCGTCTCTTTTCTCGTATAACCGAGAGCTTTACTAAATTTGTATGCGATTCGTTTGTTCTCACGCTTCTCCTCCATTGTTGCCTTGGTTTGTATCGGCTTGGGCGAGGGTAATTCCCCTAGCTTTTGCACGTGCAACAATACGAGGAGCAACAGTAGTACCGTTAAGATCAATCCACGCTTTGCCTTCTTGTTCATCACTCACCTTCTCCTTCTCCAGCAATTCTTTATACGTGTCTGGGTAGGCTTGCGCCAGTTTCACCAAGGCACGATCTCTTGCTCTTCGGTAGTTTCGGTAATAGACGGCTTGCTTTGCAGCACTCGCCATTCTCTTGTTATTGTCCATTGATCTTATCCTCCCATACAATTAGGAGGTACGCCACTAGCATTACGCCTAGGATACCTAAAAAATAACTCATTGATTAACCGCCAATACTGAATAGATCAGCTTGGTGATGTCAATGGGTTGGCCTACAAGGTGAGCGTCTTCGTCGTCACTCTCCCAACCCGACACAAGGATCCTGCAATTGACAGGGCTACTGCGTAGATAGCGGATAGCTTCGTGTGTATCGTTGCCACCCCAGATAGCCTCACCCTTCTCATCTACCACTTCGTATAGGTTCACAAGTGGGGATACGCGAGGGTGGAATGCAATCACTTCACTCATTCTCCCCCTTCCCTTCTGAATAGACATCAACCATAGACAAGGCGTAGGTCATTCTCATTAGATTCATTCCCGCCTCCTTCTCTGTATCTTCGTCTTCTATCTGTATCAATGCAAGGTCACGGCATAATTCTGCCTTGGCTTGCCAGTATTCTTTATTCATTACTCTCCCCCTCCTTCTCTTCTAAGGTATCAAACTCTTCGGTTAGTTCTTCTTCGTCGTCTTCGTAGAAGACAGGATCGTTAAGCTCTGGCTCGTATCCCATTACTCACCCGCCTCTTCTTGGATCTCTTTTACTACGTCATTCACGGCCTTGTCTGGCACGTCCGACGATAGCGTGATCTTAGATAGGGCTTCGCCTAACGCCGTGCGCCAGTTGCTTCCCTCTCCACTAGCTAAGGGTGTAGGTTCGCCACCGCTAAAATCGAATAGCTCCACCTTATTCCACTTAGATCCTGCTTGGATCACTAGCGTTACCACGTGCGTTACCGTTGTCTCTTCTGTCATAGTATTGCCTTTCCATTGTAGGTATTGTGTGTCTCTAGTATGTCTTGTAATTGCTCGGTTAGATCTTGCTCGTTCTCTTCCCATTCCCCGTCTCCTTTATAGGAGACACTCCACTCCTTGCTATCGTGATCGTAGATCGTACCGTCGGGGAATGCACTCTCTTCTAATTCTGCATTAATACTCCACCCGCTCTTCTCATTCCAGCTAACTACGTAGTGATGCTCCTTCATTACTTTCCCTCCTTTGGACAGTCGCTATACGGATTCTCATTACCTTCATTGTCTTCACACGTGCAGAAATTAAACCGCTCCACTTGGGTAGCGTGTGTCAATTCTGCTATCTCACTCCAGCTCATTGATTCTTGATTCATTACTCATCCTCTCCATCTTCTCCACCGTGTTGCTCACAATGAAAGAATGTCTCACTTGTAGAGTTTTCACACTCGTTCTCGTGGCAAATTAGTTTATTCATTACTCCCCCTCCCCTTCTATTACTGATACGTGTACGGGCGGGAATTCTCCAAACCCGCCTAGTTCTATCTCCTCATCGTCTAGCAATAAGGTAACGGTTATGTCGTTGATAATCGTCTCATCTATCTTCCCGATCTCATCTTCTATGTTATTCATACCGTTGATAGTTGCTTGTTCATACGCCTCATCACTTAGATTCTGAAAGTGATCGTCACCTTCTAGGCATACGTTGGTAGTGATCGTTAAGTAATCGGTTACGAAGGTAACACGGTAGTCATAGATCATTACTCACCCTCTCCTTCGTGCCAGTACTTAACGATAGTTTTAAGGGTAGTGTGGATATGACAGTCACAGTCCCCTCCCATATTGTCATCGAATTCAATATGAGAATAGTGATCCTCATATATCTCATTGACTAGCTCATTGATAGTCTCCATTATGCGCTCACCTTCTGCACAATTCCACGAGGATAATCTCTAGTGCCATTCTCTAAGAATGCACCCTCCTCTTCTCGTTCTTGATCGTGTAAGTATTGCAAGGCACTTAACGCATTCGTCTCCTTCTCTATGTACTTATAGCCTAGCCTCTCCAATTTCTTGCATAGGGTACGTAGTTGATCTTCAATTACAGATCCCGATAGGTCAATAGGTTCATCATTCTCATCACTTAGTTCCACGTTGAAAGAGTTATAGTGTGAGTAATGATTACTCCAAGAGTTACGTACTAGATCCACGTAGTGGGATCCTTCTGGCCACGTAAAGCTTGGAGCTTCACTCTTATAGATCCTGCCGTATAAGGCTACGCCGTCTCCTTGGCAATAGCTAAGAGAGTAGGCGATAGTTATGTCATCGGGTAAAGATCCTAGATCCTCTTCTAATTGGTACTCTAAGTGATCTGTAATCTCATTCTCACCCAACCATTCTAGTAATCGGTTACGTGTATCTGTAATTGCCTTGTCACGTGCCTCCTCATTCAATTCGGAGAATGAGTAACGGCGTACTGTATATTCATTCATTCTTATACCCCTTCCAAGGTAGTTATTAGGGCGATTCACCCTCCCTCCCCCTCCACGTCTGCCCGTGAAGGAGGAGAGATAGCTAACCGCTATTGCCTTACCTTACCCTATAAGTACTCGAATATATCGCCGTCCCCGATTATGTCTTCTATGTCCGACAAGCTATAAGGATCCTCACCATAGATTAGATCGTCTAATTGAGAGATAATCTCCTCCTTCGTATCTCCTATCACTCTTCCCCCTCCCCGCATTCGCATAAGTGACCGCACGTGTAACAGACATAAGCCCCGCCCCATTGTGTCCAATAGCCGTATCTCTTCTCACCCTCCACTTCTCTATAGAATCTATCGTTAGGATCTAGGAGCGTGGCCCCCTGTAGCTCACGCTCACGGCGTAGTGTGCTAGCCCCGTTATTCATTATTCTCACTCCCTTCTAATACTTCAATTCGATCCATAATAAGATCCAATAGAATGCAATAATCGGCGGGGCTATCGAAGATAGGGTTAGCCCTCACTCTCCAATACTCCTCGCGTAACACTTCTAATTCTCTACTCACTCTTCTCCCCCTTCCAATCGAAGGCGACGGGATCACTATAAGTAAGGCCCCCGTCGGCGTGTAACGTAACCGTGTAAGAGATCCATTCTCTAGTCATTCTCCTCACCCTTCTCTTCATAAGATCCGACGGGGATAATCTGCAAGATCCCCGCCTCTTGCAAGGCCTTCAATAGATCCCCGCTCACGCGCTCACCCGCTCCTTCTGCCCTAGTGTGATCCCCGCTAAGGCGTAGGCCTTCACGATAGCCTTCACCCGTGGCGCGGTTAGATCCGCGCTCACGATCTCCTCCCCCGTAGATAGATCTACAAGGCTCACCCGCTCCTTCTCGTATTTCATAAGTAACCCCTTCCAAGGTTTAAGATTCTGCCCCTAGTGGCAGACCGCCCCGCACGGCGTGAGCCGTGCAGGGTAGTCCGTCCCTACAGATTACAGTCGGCCATTGTGCCGATACAGATCCCCGTCTCATTGAGCCACACGTTACCCGATATCCAATAAAGGCCCACGATTAGAAGGCCCACGGCTACCCCTAACACGAAGGCCCCGCGCTTGGTGAGATCCTTCACTCTCCCGCCTCCTCTTCGTCTAGATACTTTCCCTCCTTGGTGGCTTGAATCTCCTCTTCCAATTCTGCCTCCACGATCTCTCTCCAATTCACCCGCCATAATGAGCCAACGTCCTCCCGCATTAGGTGGATCCCGTGAGGCATTGGGACGCCTTGTTCATCCCAATAGCTAAAGGAGAGGATCTCCTCCACCCATTCACTAAGAGAGTCCACGGCAGAAGATACGCCCGAGATCCACCCCTCGCGGGTTGAGCCGTCCACGTCCTCCAAGAATGAGGCCTCCAAGATACGGGCCAGATCATAATAAAGGCCTTCGTCATTGTTAAGGTGAAGGGAGACGGCCCACGTCTCGCGATTCGTCCACCCGTTATAGGTTTCGATAGTTTCGTGCGTCATTATTTTGATCCCTTCGATAGTGTGGCGATAGCCCCGATGATAGCTAAGGACAAGAGTGAGATTAGAGTGAATGCGATAGTGACCTCATAAGTAAGAGGCACCGTTGAAAGAATTGAATAAAGATAAACGGGTAATAAAGCAGCGATAATCAATAAGAATTTCATTATGCCCATTCCTTAATTGTTTCAATGATCTCTTCATTGTGTAGTGCAACTAGCGCACGGTTAAGTGAATCAATTGCGTGGCGAATTGTTAGCGATGAATAAGTACCGCCTTCGATTAGATCGTGCGCTACGTTTTCGATTATCTGTGATGAATGCATTCGTTAGATCCTTAGCTATTAAAGTGAGGAGGCAGATCCTCTCCACGGGATTAACTATACACGACGCTACCCTATAGACAAGAGATCCAAGGGGAGAATTCTTGGCCCGTGTTCTTAGCTATAAGAATGGAAGGCGGGGAGGCGGGGCCAGATCCAAGGCGGGGAAGGGTGAAGGCTTGGCCCGTAACCCTTGGCCCGTGGATCAATAGAAGAGGGAAGGCGGGGAGGGAGGAGGCTAGGCCGTGAGCCGTAAGGCGTGAGGCCTTGGGATAGTGGAGGCCGTGAGGCCGTGGATCCTTGGGGCCTTGGCCTTATCGCTAGGCCTTGGGGTTATCGGTGGAGCGGGTTTATTAATTAGGGCTAGTCAATTGGTACAGGGATCCCCGTGCCAGAAGGGGAGCCGACCCGTCGGGAATGCCTAACGGTACGGTACGGGGCAGAATGCACGCCGTCGGCTACGGTATCGGCCACGGTTACGGCGAGCAGACCCCTAGGTGTTAAGTTTAGTCCGTGTGTATAGTATGTACCCACTACAGATATATTTCCTAAAGTGAACCCAGTCACCTATTAATGTCCTAGTTTGTACACATATTAAAGTGACCTTCGTCACTTTCCGTAAATACTTTATACCATAGGCAGGAAATGAGCTTTTTTTCCTGCCTTATATACAGTAGGGGCGGTAATTGTGATAGCCCCGTACACACTCGCTTCGGTTACCCTACGCGAGTCCCTAGGACGAGTACTAACTTACCCCTCGCTACGCTGTGGCTTGCTCGGGTGTTTAGCGTACGGCACGTCGTGCCAAGCACGACTTTTAGTTGGGTGTAGTCTACCTATAACCCAATGATCTAGAATGGAATCCAATGGCTGAGAACTCAGCAGATATAGCAAAGCGAATCATCTTAGGATGTGTAGCTGAGGGTATGACCATTGAACAAGCCTGCCTATCGGCAGGCAAGTCTATGAAGACCTACGAGTACTACCGACGTACCGACAAGATCTTTACAGACAAGATTGACCGAACACGTCTTGGCCTCAAGGATAAAGCCTTTGCCTCTGGCGATGTCCACGACATTACCTTCGCAGAATTTCGCCAACGCTTTCTCAACTCCAAGACCTTCCCTCACCAGCAAAACCTGGTAGATATGATCGAAGGCAAAGAACCTGGCTGGCTCCACCCTTCGATGAAATACGAACTAGGTCTAGCCAACAACCGTATCCTTATTAACATCCCGCCAAACCACGCCAAGTCAATTACCATCACGGTAGATTATGTAACCTGGCAGGTAGCTCGCAACCCTAACTTTCGTGTGCTG